GCGTCAACTATCCTCAATCCGGTTAAGGGAACAAAGTGCTTACCTGATTTTGTAGGAGTGCGTTCATCGCCGAACAACAAATACGCTCCTATTTGCGATTCCAACTCAATGAAGCGATTTTCATATTGAGAAGTAGGAATGCATACACTGAAGCATATTATTGAAACTGAGCCCCTCGTTATTTTTGGCATGGAAAGTTGCCCGTGGTGTCAGAAGGCAAAACAACTTTTGAAAGCGCAGAAGCCGCTGTTCTTCCCTGTGGGTCCCGAGCATCGCGCGGAACTCAAACGTTTGACTGGTAAAACGAGTGTTCCGCAGATTTATCGCAATGGTAAACTTCTGGGTGGATACACGGATACAGCCGCACTTCTTCAAAAAGAAAAGCTTCGCAAAAGCCGTAGCCTAACTAGAAGTAGAAGCCGTAATAGAACAACAAGAAAGTTATCTCGTAGATAAACTTCCTTGATATCCTGCTATTCAAACTGATTGTTTAATAATTCGGGCTTTCCGCGTTGTTCCTTTCTTCTGCTCCTTCAACAGAGTTGAAGAAGGTAACTGCTGCTTCTTAATATCCTTCACAGAAATCGCTTTTCCAACCGGCATATAGGATTTGCTAGGCGAAGCAGCAACAACAATTGATTTCAAAAGATTCATCCCTTTATAGAAGAGAGAAAATAATGCCGTCTAACAAACAACACGCAGAGCCGGCGGCCCAACAGCAAAACCAAAAAATCAGATGTTTCGCAAATCGTTTTACAAATATAACACTTACTAAATCGCCGGAGTGTCCTCCAGCAAGTGATATAGAAAAAGAGTTGCGCCTTATGCAGCAGAAACGCGATGAACAAGATAAAAAATTATTTGGCTCTAAATAGAAGATAATGACAGAATATGCTCCTGCGTTATTCGGTAGCTCAGCACAGTCTAGCAAGGGTGCTGGAAATGAAAGATTCTTGTCCGACCACCAAAGCCGAAACCTTGCCGGATATACAATGATTCCTGACAAGTTCTATCATGAGAAGCCCTGTCGCAATGCTCTAGGTCTTGTTGGTGGCAATGAGGTTAGTATAGTTACCTCATCACCGATGGTAGACGTTGAATCCGATTTACAGGGTATCACGCGGTCTATTACAAGATGTAATAATAAGGAGTACAAACCCGAGTGTGCTCTGGGCGGAAAAGCTTGTCCCGACTGGCCGTCTGGTATCTCATACACAAATAAGGCGGATGATGAAAAGCGTTTTATTGCGACCCGTCCTACCCACTTACAGACATGCCAGATGAACAGTTATCAGGGTGTCGCATATCCTAATCGCTTCACTCAACAAACTGGAACCTCATATCGTTTCTAAAAACTCATAAAAGAGTAGGGAGATGATAGAACCATATGGCAAATCTCATTTCATGTCACGGATACGAAAATTATTCAATCTGAATACGATTCGTATAAATGAGATTTCTGAAACAATTCAGTATACTGTTCTCTATGGTATTGTAGCATTCTACGTTGGAACTTGGACAAACGCAGCATTTCCAGCATTTGATAAGTCAAAGAGCACATGGGCACTTATGCTAGAAGTTCTGGGTCAAACAATTATTCTATCAGTCTGCGTTTTCTATATTCGCAAACTTGTAAAGACGATTCCTTTCTTATTCTATCTCCCCGGTAAGCACGCATATAATCCCTATCTTTCCACGGAATTTCACGGAGAAATTGTTATCAGTATTATTTTTATCACTCTTCAAACAAATCTCATAAAGAAACTGGAAGAATTATCTAAAAGAATTGTCGGCGAACATTAGAGTGAAGATGTCTTCTGTTACAGATTATTCATGGACCCACTTACGGTCTGACCCTTGCCACTATGAAGATGACCTCCGGATAACAACAGGTGCTGGCCGCTATCAACTCGGTTCACCAGCAAATGGAACACAGGGTGTCTTTGTACCTGAGCCGACCACCCGACTCCAGAAATGGGGAGCGGCCCAACTTGTAGATCACCAGCGCACAGATGTTGAATCTGATCTTTTTAACATAAATCGTCTCAGCGTAAAGTCAGCGTGCGGTGGCTATAATCCGAATAATAATCGTTACAATGGAGTCAAGCCAACTGCGATGCCCGAAGCCTCATTTACGCAAACTTTTAATCGTCTGGGTGATCCGCCCTGTACTTTGAGAGGTACGGGCTGGAACCGTTGGGAATATCTCTGCCAGAACCCGCAGGAAAATGTTATGGTTCCTTTTGACTGGTTTGTCCCTGGACGTATTCTATCTAAGGATTCTCATCGCCCCTGTATTCCTAAACCGAATAATCCCTCCCCGTCCTTGCCCACACCGCTCAATAACTGGAGTGATTCATTCTATAGCAAGTCCGATAATATGATAGCACGTGAACAGGTCAAGCAGGTTATACCGGCAACACAGGACCAGTGGAATTCTCCTAAGAGTGATGTTGAGTGCCCTGCTCCTGTAGGCCCGCCCAGTGTTACATGGAATCGTTCTAAGCAGTCTTTGTAAATCTCCAACATACTAGATATTAATTTTACGCAAGTATGACTGCTTAAAATTAATCGCCACTGTTAGAGAATGGAGATTGCCGCCATGATTGGTTTATTAGGAACCGGCTTTGCGCTTACAAATTATATGACTCCTAAGACACCTATTCCTCCAACTGTAGAGAAACAAAAGAAACGCGTTATTGAAAACTTTGAATCAGGTTCACCTTTTACACAGACAGCGGGGCCGTATAAAGTACGTGCTGCTCCAGTAACACCCTTACGTCAAGCTACCGGAGAATTAGATATTCAATACGCACTTCCCTCCGGTGGCTCAATCGCAATGGAACCGTATCCCTCTGATATCAAGGGCCTACCTACAAATTACGGAACACAAAATGATAATTCTTTCGGCTCTATGGCATTCACAGATTTAGCTAGCCCGGCACCTCAAGAAGCAGGTTCTAGTATTTCACCCATGGTTCTTCTCCGCAATGATGGAGAAGAAGAGACGCCTAATTACTCCCGAGGCCAAAAAGTAGTGTCTGCTCTTACAGGTGTTGAACTGGATGCGGGTGAATTTACACATAACAACATGGTTCCTTTCTTCCGTGGCTCAGTCAAGCAGAATATGACAGATACTGGAAATCGGGGAATTCTTGATAATTATACAGGAGCGGCTTCTACACAATTTAACAAGCAGGAGCAAGGGCCTTTATTTGACCTTCAGCGTGAACCTACCGGCAATCCTTACGGAATTGAATCCCACTCAGACTTTATGCAAGAACGTATTGTAGGCCCGCAGAACAGAGCAAATGAAAAGCCCTTTGAGCAGATTCGTGTTGGAAAGGGTTTGGGTCAAGGTTTTACCAGTGTTCCCTCCGGTGGCTACCAGCAGCCTGAATCTCTTGACTATGCGAAACCCCGTTCTACAGATGAAATTCGCACGGCAAATAATCCTAAGCTGACATTTGCGGGTGCCATCCTTCCGGGTAAATCCGTTGTAACCAATCGGGGTGAACGCGGAGAAGTTCGCAAGTACTTGCCTGACCGTTTCTATGTTAACGCAAAGGGTGAACGCAACTTTGCGAATGGTGGTGGCGATAAGCGCGAACGTATGCGTTCCGTTGAAGTTCTGAAGTACACAGCCCGCCCTGAAACAACACAGGAGCATTTTGGTACGGCGGCTTCCACTGATTTCAAGAAGGAGTATCAAATCCCCTCTTTTAGGGCACCACTCGTCAGCCAGCATGGTGAATTTGGATTCCGTAACGCAGATGCGACCAATTATTTCGGAAATGTGGATTCAGCTGAAAATGACTACGGTAAGAAGGGCATTGAAATCCGGCCTAACGAACGTTATTTCACGGGTGATAAGGTCATGGGACTCAACGTAAAGCCCGACCAGCGCGAAACGGGCGTGCGTTTCCAAGATGCGGCCAAGCCGACACGTAATGAAGAAATGCTTGGAAATATCCGTGGCTCGGGTAACTTTTCTGCTCTTGGTGCTGGTATCCCCGGTGCTTTGACTGTATATGACCCGAATGATATCGCGCGCACAACGGTTAAGGAAACTACTGTAGATAATGACTGGCTAGGAATTGCTGGACCTGCTGATGGACCGCAGAAGTTGACTGTGTATGACCCGGATGATATTGCTCGTGTAACTGGCAGAAACACACTTTCTGAGCCGGATAAGGTCATGAACGTCAGTCTCCAAGGCGTTCCTAATAAGCCGCAACTCCAATCACCCGACGGTATGAGATTCACGCAGAAGGCGGCCATTTCAGCCAAGTCTGAATACACGGGCTCTGCTGCGACAACAGAGGGACAGCGTGCTCGTGTTTATGATGCGGAATACAATATGCGTCACTATTCTCAGATGGAGACTGTGGCAAAGGGTCGCAAGCCTATAAACGGAAATGGTCTCCTTTCGCTCTTTAGTGGCGAGGATCAGACCAATATTCAGATGAAGAAATTGGATACAGATTATATCAATGACCGCCAGCCGCCAGTCTATCGTGTAAATGGTCCGCCTTCGGGCGCGGAAATCATTGGTACGCAGAAATACCGTGCTCCCCTGCGGTTGGATGTGTCTAAGGATCGTTTTAATCCTGCGTCAGTTAAATCACTAAATGAGAATCCTTATGTAATTAATTTGGCGGATAGGGCTGCTGGAAGGAAGTGATTTAAATCCACCCGCCTTTAACCTGATAGAATGAATACAGCAGCATTAGATCCACACGCACCGCGGTCTTATAAAGACCTGGTGGGAAATGGAAGCATTTTTGAGAAATGGGCAGCGACTGTAGCAAGTCAGAAGCCTACACACGTTCTTTGGGTAGGTCCTGTTGGAATCGGCAAATCCACATTCTGGAAATTAGTTGCTCCAGCAGAATATCTTTTGGTTATTAATTGTTATTCAGATTCCGGACTACGAGAACAACGCGACTCTATAAAGCATTTTATCAGACTTTCATCGGGGTTACAACCTCACCCCCCAGGAAGCAGCGGGTCTAATAAAGTAATTCGCTACATTTTGTTTGAACACGCGGAAGTCTTATCGGATGACGCACAGGCATTTTTGCGTCGTATGTTGGAAGTCTATTCGGCCAGTATTTTTTGTATTTTTGAAGTGCGCGACACAACCGCAATTAGTGACCCAATTAGCAGTCGTTGCCAGACTGTTCAACTGTCTCCACTTTCTCAGATAGAGATTGAATATGAAATTCAGCGAAGAATCCCCACACTTCCAGCAGAAAAAATTAAGGGAGTTTCCCGATTTGCTAACGGTAATCTTCGTTGGGCTTTACTCCAAGCATTTGGTAGTGCTGCTGGATTTTCACTGAATCAACTCTGTCTGACGCCGCCGCCCCTTAAAGGTAAAAGTCTTAAAGAAATCGTTGAATGGGAGAAAGCGCTACATGATAATGGTTTTGATCCACGCATCGGACTTCTTACTATTTTGCCTCCCCATACGATGGAACTTTGGCGACGAATTATGGAAACACCTGGAGGTGTTCACACGCGATCACAGACAATTCTTTTAGCAACAGATGGTTTAACTGCGGAAATGCGGGCATAAAAGAAAACAGTGAATAATTAATGGAATCCGCAACCTACTCGGAGGCACGTGTTGAATATCAAAAGCAGATGGCAAATAAACTAGTTTTTCCTTTGCTAGACTTTTTCCGCAAAATTCGGGCTGATTTATGGGCTGAGTCGCAGCAGTCTATTCTTTCACGCTTTCAGAAGAAGTGCGCGGAGATTCCTAAGTGGAATCAGGATGTAGTGGCGGAAGAGACTAGCCGGCTAATAGAGGCTTCTCGTTGTGATTACTTGGAGGAGTTAATGACGGCTCTTTTTATAGCGCATACAAAGGTTATGGCATCAGTTCGCGTGAATAAGAAGAATAAAAAACTGACAATTACTGTACCTAAGTTGGACCATTTTCTTCACCGTTTATTCACGGAAGCGGCCAAGTCTTTCTGGAAGGCTCCTTTCCTTTTTCAAGAGGATATTCCTGCTATTGACCGGCAGAAGAATTTACTCCAAGCGGAAGCAATCATTGAGGAGGCTATCTATGCGGCTGTTCGCGATTTGTTGCCTATCAAGAAGATCTTGCAGGAATATATTTCGGAGCCGACTGATGATGAAGAAGTTGTGACAAATGAGGAAGCGCCGCCTTCTCCCACTAATACAAAGAGTGTTCCTGAAGAGAATGTTGAAGTAGTATCAGTACCGGAGTCTGCTCCTGCGCCTGCTCCTGTGCCTGCTCCTGTGCCTGCTCCTGCGCCTGCTCCTGCGCCTGCTCCTGCGCCTGCTCCTGCGCCTGCTCCTGCGCCTGCTCCTGTGCCTGCTCCTGCGCCTGTAACACCTGTAGTAGCACTTGTTCCCGTAGCACCTGTTCTAGTGGCACCACCTGCGCTTGAAGTATCTGACCCGACTATAAAGAATATTCCAATTACATCTACTGAAGTTCCTAAGATTCAAAAAGATGAGACCCCTGCTAGTATCAAGATTGACACAGAGCCCGCTGTTCAATTCTCTGAGATGGTCTCAGTCTTTGATGAACGAAAATCAAATGTTGGAGAGATGCGGTCAATTGAAAATCCACTAGATAGGCCTGCTACACCAATGCCGGAAGAAGATGAAGATGAACTTATCCATATAGGACAAGAGGTAGGTGGATTAGATTCTGCTGATGCTGAAGATTTGGATAACCCCGGTGCTGGAGGAATTGATGATTTTGAAACTCTTGAATAAGCATCCACCCCGGTTGCTCAACCTTGTTGAGCCTACCGCGGGTAAAACTAGCCAGAAAAAAAAGGGAAATCATTAATGATGGATTGGAAATTACAGGCTTTGCTGGCCCTGGCTGGCGGTGTCCTTGTTTTGATTGTGGGCGCGGGCTATAAGAGTTATAAGTTTAATGATCTACCTTCACCCGCAGAAGGTGGAATTACATTTGTGGTAGGAACTGTCTTTACTGCTCTTTTAGCATTTATGGGTGGATTTGACTCCTGGTCATCTGATTTACAGGGATTACTGACTTCCCTTGAATCTACTGCAACTGTAAGTGAAAAGGAACCTGTCTCAGAAATGGCTGGTATTGTGAATTCAGTCGGCGACAGTATGCTGTCAATGAAATCATGGTTTGGAGATGATTCAAGCGCAACAACAAATGAAGATATGATGGTAGGAACAATGCCATTTTAATTCTGAAATACTATTAGATGGTTGAGACATATAATCTGATAAATACAAATACAGGAAAATACAAATCAATCAAGAATCCGGTTGCTAGAGGCAAGGCGGGTATTTTTTGTAGAACAAGACAAAAGGCTTTTAATAGCCTCAGGCTCAAGAATCAAACACAAAATGTAAAAAATCAGTGGAAGAAAGTTAAGGAAGCTGTAAATGAGGATTGTGAAAGAATAATTAAATTTACAAATGGCAATGGTAAATACACGAATGATTTTAATCTGGGATATGTGCTAGATATACAGAATCATATTCGTCGCTTTGATGAGAATCTTAACGCAATGAATAAAACTAGAAAAAATTCTAATCAGACCAATGAAGATCCGCAACCGATGGCTCGTAGACGCAAACAGATGACACTGAAGCGCAAGTAAATCTACAGTAAAAAACTATAATAGGAAATCTGAATCCTATCACAGTTTTTATATTTATTGAGGAAGATGACTAAGTGTAAAGATGCGCAATACTAGGATCAGTTTGCGGCTTCTTCTTGAGGAAAACCTCAATGTGCTCCTTGGTTACTGTGAACGGCAACTTGAAGTTCTTAATGGAGAAGGGCACCGCCTTCTCATCATTGTAGAACCGCAGAAGATTGATCTTGCTGACAATCGTCTGAATTGCGCGTTTCATTTCACGAACACCAGGTTCACCTCCAGTGTGATTCTCAATCACATACTTTACAATCTCATTGGAGATAGAGACCTTCTCAAAGAGGTTGAGATCCTTGAGCGCAGTTGGCAGAAGATACTGCTCAGCAATCACAGTCTTCTCCTTCATATTGAACCCATTGACTGGGATGTTATACATACGGTCCTTGAGAATAGGATTCAACTTGCTGTGGTCATTGTGGCTGAAGATGAAGAGGCAGCGGCTCAAATCAAGATCAATACCTGTGAAATACTTATCTTGGAATCGGTCATTTTGCGCCCCATCCGTCAAATGAATGAGCAGATTGATAATTTCCTCTCCCTTAGGCGTCTCAGATACCTTATCCAATTCGTCAAAGTAGATAACCGGATTCATACACTGACTCTGAATGAGAACCTCAGCAATGCGCCCCCAAGTAGAACCCTCATAGGTGTAGGAATGTCCATCCAAGAAAGACGCATCCGTCGCACCACCAAGTGTGATAAAGTGGAACGGACGACCAAGCGCCTTCGCAATACCCTCCTTTACAAGAGTCGTCTTACCAACACCGGCAGGACCATGAATACTCAGTACATTTCCAGCAGCCTTAGGATTTGCTAGCCATGCGGACACAAACTGGAGAATTTGAAGCTTGGCCTCATCCTGTCCATAGACAGCCTTATCCATACACTTCTGAATCTCCTGTACGAAAGCAGAACACTTCTCGGGCCCATCCTCCATTGAAACAGGAAGAGATTTATAGACACCAAGAGGCATGCGGATAAAACCATTAATCCAGTGATTGCACTTATAATACTCGGTGGAAGAAGGGTCAATGTTGGTCATAGCAGTGAACTTAGACATCGCCGCACCCTGAATTTCGGGAGTCGTTGCCTTTTCTAGAATCTGAAACTTTAGTGGAACTGCCTGTTCCGTCTTTACTAGACGAGATTCCATCTTAGCTAGAAGAGATGTCTGCTTGTCTCCAGCAAGAGTCTTGAAATATGTAATATCATTATCAATATGCTCCTCTTCGCCTTCATTCTGCTTCTGTAGAATCTCTACGAATCGCCGAACCTGCGGGGATTCTTTCTTCATCTTGTATTTCTTGGGTTCATTGGGGTCATCGGATTCTTCACCGAGCACTAGCCAGTCAATTGTGGCCTTAGCATGCTTCTCATCCATGTCTTCATCTTCATCTTCATCCTCGTCAGACTTCGTTAAGACCTCTTCATCATCTTCCTCGTCATCCTCCTCCATATCTTCATCCTCGTCCTCTTCATCTTCCTCTTCCTCAGACTCCACAACCCGCTTAGACTTCTTTGCTGCGGGCTTCTTGCTCTTCTTGAGTTCCTTAGGAGAACGCTGTTTCAGTTCCTTTCCCTTCTTTTCCTTTAAGCCCTTTTCCTCGGACCTAATACCCCTCTTTGCGCGCTTATTCTTGCGAACACGCTTTGCTACTGCGGATTCACTAGTATCCTCACTAGGAGAATAATCCGAATCATCCTCCTCATATTCAATGAGATTGCGGATATTTCCCCGGCTATCTACACTGCTATCATCATCTGCTGACGCAGCCTTCTTGGGCTTCTTAGAATTAATTTTCTTAAAGGGCATCTTTCTATTGCTTGAATTGCTTTTATCCAGGTGGCTGCCGCGCCGTCAAATTTTTAGGATTTTTGCTGCGCCTTCATGTTACGTCATATAATGACAAAAAATGAATGTATTATGATACTAAGGTATTTTCTTTAGTTTATTTATTTATTGCTTACGCGTCTGCTGGCGTCTCTTTGTGAGACTCTTAAGGGTCTTTCCACCCTTACGGAGGACAGAGCCAAGGAGGCCAGTTCCCTTGCTGAGTAAACCAGTGACTAAGTGAACGCCGTTGCCGACCTTCTTAAGGCCGTAGACACCTACATTGCGAACCTTGCCTACCGTCTTGCCCGTAACGCGGAGAACATTACGGGGACCGGGAAGACGCATGGTCTTGCCGCGAGCACCACCGCGCTGGCGGCGACGCGTCTTGGCAGGAGCATTAAGGCTCTTGGCAACCTCCACCGGCTGAAGCGCAGGCGGGGAATTCTTGTTGGCATTGGCACCGGCATTCTTGGCATTGGCGCCGGCATTCTTGGCATTGGCACCAGCATTCTTGGCATTGGCACCGGCATTCTTGGCATTGGCACCGGCATTCTTGACATTGGCAGGCTTGCCACCAAAAAGGCTTGTTATTCCACCCAACAAACCTCCCTTGTTATTAGCAGGTGTTACAACAGGAGCAACAGGAGCAACAGGAGCAACAGGAGCAGCAGAAGTATTAGCAGCGGACATTTCTACTAATTAGATTGATATTATTTCTAAAGACCAAGGCAATCCATTAGAGCAAATCGGGATTTGAACGAAAGACCGGGAAGAGCAGCTGGTTCCTTTGCTGTCAATCCCTTGAGTTCTGCCATCACAGTCTTTATTTCTTCAAACGCATTTAGTGATTTATG